AGAACTGATACGCTCTGAGTAATCGTACGTGCTTGATCCAATTCCCGTCCAGAGAGCGTTCTAAACGCAGCCCAACTGGTAAAGAAGAGAACATCGGGTGGATAGGTGCCACCAGCAAGGCGTACACCCTTTTGGTAGATCTCCACACGCTGACACATGGCTCCGGGAGTTGTGTAGGAGCCCGTGAAAGGTACCGTGCCTGATAGTCGGCGGGTGCTCATTATTTCAACAGCCTTTGAAGATGCTCCTGCCACCAAGCATCTTGTAATTTCTTAGTGCGTTCGTTACACAGTCTTTGCCGCTCTTCTTCTGGCAAGTCCTTCCAAGGGTCAGCATCTTTGAGAGCTTTAAGGTTGGCGTCTAGTTGCTCGTGTTCGGTCATTTAGAGGAGCCCCAACAAGTCAAAATTCTGTATCCGGTTGAGGTCTATAATCGCCTGAACTGAATGAGGCACAACAACGGCCGAGCCCGCGCTGACTGGTTCCCTGTTAAAATACCAATGGCTCGTAAGTAGTAAGATTGCGGTCCAAAGCTGAGCAGGAATACCCGTGACAAACGTAGTCCCGGCAATTGCCTCAGGAGGGCTTCCAACAGGCTCAACCATACTCTCAACCGTAGATTGTATGGAGTTGTAGCCAGCGGTGAAGTAGATTGCAACACAATTCGCCCCTGACGCGGTTTGCGGCCATGCGGCGTTAACTGTTGGGAGCAACGAGATACGGGTTGGGCGGGATACGAAATCAACAACAAAGTCTGTATCGGGATAAAGGTTATGCGGCTCACCGTCCAGGCCGATATATGTAACATGATCGACGGCAGTAACGGGCCAAGCCATGAGACGAATGTCCGATGATGGCGGTTGGTTTGAACCAAACGTCCAGGCGGGATAATTACTCACCATTGGGAAGCCAAATGGGAATGTGTATGGCGCGTAAGGCGACGGAAGAAACGGAAACTGTGGGAAGCTGTCCTTATACTGAACAAAGGTGCGGCTCGCCAGATAGATATTAAGCTGGTCCTCCATATACTGCCTCGCGCCCGTGATCAGGCTCAATAAGAGAGTATTATCGGCAGTTGTGTTTATCTTGAGGAAGTTTGTAGCGTCAGTGAGAGAAACAGGCTCAGACGTGGGAAGAGTTTGCTGAACTATGCCGCTCATCTAGTCTCCCGTTGCTCAAACTTATTTGACGTTGCGCGTTGAATTTTCTTCTTGTTCATTTGTCCCTACACTAATGAAACCCGTAGCCTAAAGAAAAGGCTGGACCGAAGCCCAGCCTTTGGTAGAGATTGGCTGGGGCAAAGGTCTTACGACCAGAGCCCCAATTGTTTAGGACAGCGGGTGTTGCAATACGACGAAGGCAGCGGGTTGAATCACGTTACCATCGGTTCTGAGGTACGCTTGGAATCCGACCTGGTGGTTAGGCATGTAGAGTTCGTTGTAACGAACCATAGTCACGCCAAGCACGTCGCGGATGATGTACTTGGAGAAGTCTCCGAATACAATGGAGTCAGCACCAGCAGCGATAGCCGCAAAGTCCTGGTTCCAATCATACGAGTAGCCGAGAATCTTGTCCGGAACGCCAGCTGCGATACTTACTTCCCACAACGGGCGACCGAGGGTGTCGGTAAGCTTGCGCATACTGTCCCAAGTAGATTGCTGAGCCATGAACGTAGCGTTTGGACGGTAGGCGGGATCAAGAGCACCAATCAGGTTAGCAAGATCGTTTACGCCAACGCTGTTGATTTCTGTGTTTCCCGTGCCGGAGTTACCGCGAGCGGTAACGGAGTTTGTGATTGCTGGAACCAAGCCCGTTGGCTGGCCAGAACCGTTGCCGACCGTGTAGGCCAGGTTAGTTGTGCGGCCCAAACGAATAGCAAACGCGTCCGACAACTCAGACTCAAGGTCAAATGCCGAGTCCTGTAAAAGTTGTACAGGAATGAGCACTTGCTTAGATGAGGCCAGGTTGGCGGTGAAAACTACTTGTCCGAAAGTCGGATTAGCTTGCGCGACTGGCTGGTTAACGGCAACCCAGTTTCCTGAGTTTGTCGTGTCGTCCATGGTCGGCCAATCGAGAGGATTCCCTGTCGAAGTAGTGATTATTCGTGCGTGACGACGCATTCCGCCAAACGCCTTCAGCTTGATTTCCAATTCCTTCTGGAAGCCAGTAGGAATTAGATATTCACCGTTAGCGCCAGTGACGTTATCCAAAGGAGAGTAAACTCGAACTTCACCAAGCTTGGCTCCTGCCGTACCCGTCCTGGCATACTCACGAAATTCCTTTTTGTATGCTTCGGATTCACGGACTTCCTTCCAGTTTTCGCGGGTTGTGCGTGTTTCAACGCCTGCATCAACCTGACTCTGTGAGGGAGGATTAAAACTCTTCATTTCGGCGGAAAGTGCTTCGGACTTCTCGATCGCTTCGATCTGGACGCGGAGAGCTTCTTGTTCCTTATCGATCTTTTCCCACTTCTCACGATTCTCTGGTGTCAGAGTTGGCTCGGAAGTAAGGACGTGCATTTCAGCAACTAGTTTTGCGCGTTGCTGTCTTAATTCTTTTGAAGACATGATTATTGCCTTTTTGAGTTTTGCTTGACCTCACAATCCACCTGGGAAAGTGCGTCTTGCTTTTCAGTTTGTTTGTTTGCGCTCCGGGCGCTACCCCCCATTGGGAGACAAACCAACTGAACTCAATAAGACAAGTCAAAGTTGGGAAATTTGGTTAATTAGTTTATTTCGGCTAGACGAGTGCGAAGTTTTGCGGTCTCAAGTGTCAAGCCGCTAGAATTAGACTCATCCGGAGTCGTGCTGATGCCAGCCTTAGTCTTCTCTTCATCGCTTACATCTATGCCATGCGCGAGACAGAGGTGGACAAGCTTGGTGAACGCGGCGGCTTTATCTTCGGCAGAGAATCCTTCTACTTGGTCAAACCGGGCAAGAGCATCGGTAAGGTGTGATTTGGTTGCGGCAGCGGAGTCAAATTTCCAGGGTAGTGCCCAAGTGGTCGGGTCACTTGGGTCTCCAACCAGTAGGAAGTCACCGCTAGTGAGAAGCTCTCCCCCTACAGTCTTTTGCTTACCACGATGTTCCTCAATGTCAGCGGGAACTCCGTCAGGGAATGACCGTGTATTTACTTCGGTGTCTGGGTATGCTGGGAACGCAACTGCTGAGCAATCGAACAAATCGACATCATGTAACTCACGAACGCTTGAAGTACTACCGTCACCGTCGGTTTCGTCTACCCAGGCTTGTTTGCGGGTCATAAAACCAAAACTACACTGTGAAATATCCCCTCTATCTACGGACTCCATCAGGTCGCGGGCATAGCTGGTATCGGGCATATCAACGGAGAACTTTAGTCCGGTGGTATCTTCGCTGAGTTTAAGCGTGCCGGAAGCGGTGCGACCTAGAACCTGGCTAGGGTCATGGTTAATCAAGAAGCTAACATCCTGCTTTTCTTTCAAGGCGCGAGTAAAGGCTCCAGGCTTAATCGTTTCGCGGAAGCCGCCGAGGTCTTCAGACTTAGTGTTGTACTTTGCAGCATAACCCGTGAGCTTGTTCTTATCACCGCTACGCTCTGCGCGAAGCTCTGCGTTCACAAACCGGAATTCTCTTTTACTCGTCATCTTCCTCTTCTCCATCTTCCTTATCTTCTTCCTCGTCCTCAGGGTCTAACTCGTCGGACTTTTTATGAATCTCTTTAATGGCGCGGGTCAGTTCATCATCGCCAAGCTTTGCCACCGAGAAGCGATACGCAATACCCTTAATGTAGGACTGAAGGAACTCTACTAACGGAGCAGGAATTATGTCTTCGGTGCGGGTGCTCATCGCGATAGAGACAAGTATGGGCATGAAGACCGCTTCAAAATCCTTATCCTTTGGATTCTTACGGGCTGTAATGCGGTTGACCGCGTCGGTCCAGGAAGAGACGAACACTTTGGCGTGTGTACCCGGTTGCTGATCATTACCGCCAACTCCGCCTTGTGACGCAGGCGCGGGCGGTAGCGGCTCGGGCTCAACTGCCGGAATATTCTGCATGTTAACGGGACGCCATAGTGCGTCTGCTGGATTCTTAGAGTTGAAATCTGCCAAAACACGCGGGTTCAATTTCAGCGCCTTGCGGCCTTCATTGGTGGACATGATGCCCGCGTATCTCGCCATCTGTATACCCTTCAGCAAAACATCGTAGGTTGGACGCTCTAATGCGGAGGTATCAAACTTTGCGCTGAACTTTCCACCTTCAGGGAAGAGCTTGGATGTCAACGCTTGTTCCCATTTGTGGGCCCAAGGCTTGATA